GCGCCAAATGCTGTGAAGCGTTTGTCACGGATGTACTCCTCGGTTGTCATCTTTGACAGCGTGTACTCGCGGCTGTCCCAGCGCGTTTCAAAGTCAATGCTGACGATGGTCTTGTATGGTGCGCTCATTATTTTCTTTCGTGCGTTTTAAAGCGGCTTCGGCAATTGCTGCGGCCAGCGTTGGGTCTTCTTTGTGCAGCAGCGTCATAAAACGCAATAACCACGAGGCGTCAAACTTATAGGGTTCTTCTGTTGCCGCCTGTATCAGCTCGACAATTCTCTTTCTGCTTGTTGTCACTTTCCTTCTCCTGTAGTAGTTGTGCAAATGTCAGCACGTTGCTGCGCCACTGTGCGTAGCTGCTGCGCGATGCGTCGTATGTGGAACCGAGCCCGGCCTGAGCGGCCAGTGCAAGGATGGCCCGCTCCTCTTCAATGTCGTTCAATTAAACATCTCCCGTGGTGGTGCGTCTTTTGTGTTGAGGTATCCTAAAAAATCGTTGGCCCCCTCCATCATTCGTGCGGCTGCCATGCTGTCGCAGTTGAGCATTGCAAATGACTCAACACTCTCGGCAGTACCGAAGATGACCACGGCAGCGTCGATGCCGTCCTTGTCGTAGCAGCGGGTCAGCGCGTAGAAAACAGAGCGCAGGTGCATGCGCTCATCGTCGTCGAGCTTGGCAATGATGCGCTCGATCTCTGCCTCTTGCTCTTTGCTTGTAGTGACTGTGTTCATATCAACTCCTTCTTGAGTTCGTCCATGTTGGTCTCGTTGATTACAAGAGCGATGCCGCCCCGGGCGCGTATGCGCTGGAGGTGCATCTCTTGCAGTGCTGTTGGTTTGTTGGTGCCTGCCTTGGCTTCGACTGCGATGAAGCGGCCTTTGTGGCAGATCAGAAAATCGGGTACGCCAGAGTTCCCGTAGCCGGTACCGATGGGCATGGCGTAGTAAGCGCCTGCGTCATCGAGCAGTTTGCGGATTTGTTTTTTGACTTTGACCTCTGGCGTAGCAGCCATGTGCTCTCCTAGAACGGCGCTGGCTCAGCGTTGGTTATCGCCTGCTTCTGCGCTTGCTTGTGCGCCTGCTCAAGCATCTTACCGCTCACCCTCTGAAACGGCCAGCACTTTGCGAAGTCTTCGCTTTGGTTTGGGTTCGTTGATCGGGACTTCCTTGGTTTGGAACGTGTGGTCGTTGTAGCAGTGTCGGCGTCTGATTGGGACACCATTGACTGACTTGGTTGTTTTGACATCGGTAGCTGCTCCGCACAATGGGCATTTCATCTTTCAGTCCGAACTAATTTCTCCAACAGTTCTCTGCGCTTGAGCCAGTGCCCGTAGTTCTCCCGCAGTTTGCGGCGTCTGCTCTCATCGAATCGCTCCGTTTTGGGTTTGACCGCAGCGGGGTCGATGGAGCTCAGCAAGGCGTCTCGCATGGCCTGTGGGTTCGCGCCGATCAAGGTGGCGTACTTCTCAAACGTGGTGTCTTTGCTGAACAACCAGTTGACTGCTGCCAAGGCTTCGCCTGCGGGGGCGTGCTTGTTCGATGCGTCGTCGATGGCTTGCGCAATGACAGCGGCCAGCAGCCGGGCACCGGCTACAGTTTGCGGGTCTGCGCCGGGGTGGGTTGAGATGAAGTCAATCATTTCTTTTTCCTTGGTGCAAAGTTTGGTATACGGGGGTCACGCTTCTTGGTCTTGTCGTCAGGCAAATCAGATAGCTCAACGGGTTGCCCGGTGTCTTTGAACACCCACCCCGGGCGATCTTTTGTGCTTCCCTCAACGCGCACAAGCCCAATGCACACCTCTCGTCCGTTTATTGTTGGAATCATTTCTTCCATCCTCCGGGCCAATCATCAAACAAAGGCATGGGGTCTTTTCCCCTTGCCTTGAGCATGGCGTCGGCCATGATGTAACACCACTCAGCAATTGCATCTGGGTGGGTCACTATTTCTTGTACGTCCGGGTCTTGAAGATACATAAACATCGCCTTGGCCGCGAAGTAGTCCCGCAGCGTCATGCCCGCCGTCACTGGCTGGTGCAGGTGCTCGGTGGTGTGTGGGAAAGCAAATTCGTTGCTCATGATGGTTTCCTTTCTCCGCGCTCAAATGCCTCGCGGTTATCTGCGCTGTTATGGATGGCAAGAAAATCAACGGGGTCAATTTCTGGATTGCACCAGCAGCTTGGCAGCAACTCGTGTTCGTGTAGATCGTCTACCGGCACAATGTGCTGTACGAAATTGCCAGCCTCAGAGGCAAAGCCAATAAGCCTCCAGCTCATGTGTTCTTCTCCTTGAGTTGCTCGACGGCCTCTTCAAGCCGATCTAACCACCATGATGCTGGCTTGTCCTTTATCGCTGCCGCTGCGGGGCGCATCTCTTTGATGACCTGTAAGACCTTGTCGTAGTCAGCCATTGTTCTTCTCCTTGAGCTTGGCCTCAATCTGATCAAACAGTTTGCGGGTGTACCCTTTGATCGGCGTGTCACCCCACGGGCCGATGATTTCTTTGATTTCATCGTCGGTCAGCCCGACCCAAGGGCGTGTTATTTTTTCTATGTCTTCGGGCGTAGTGGTTCTGATTTGCTTTTCGCTCATACAAACCTCCATTCACCACAGCGGGTGCATCGGTACGCTGGGCGCTTTTCGTTCGTTCCGGGCTCCCAGCGGTGTTTACATTCGCTCATTTCACCCTCCTCACCGCCACCCACTCAGGCTCTTTGTTCTCCACCACAACGGGTGGCCTCATCTCACTGGGCGGCACCCACCCGTACTTGCGCCATGTGGCCTGCACATCAGCGCCACTTGACCATTTGAAGTCGGGATGGCCAACGGGTACCCACGGGTCAGTTCTCTTTGCGTTCATCTGCCTTCTCCAAATACTTTCTTGAGCTCGTCGTACAGGGCACGGGCCTGCATGATGGACAGAGAGTTGAGCAGGTGCTCAACCACAATCGGCGCAGACTGAACCGGAGCCGGGGTAGCCTGAACGGGCAACGCGGCGATGCCTGCGGCGGCAGCAGGCTTGCGCTTGTAGGCGCGTTTGTGCGTGTTGGTGACGGGGTGCACGGCGGTCAGTTTGTGCAGCGGTGTGTACTCCTGCGACTTGGCGTAGTGTGTGCCGTCTCCCTTGCGCTCGATCTGCCCTGAGCGACGTAGCTGGCTGACCAACGATGTGACGGAGCCTTCCTTGTGGCCTGCCTTTGCAAGCGCATCTCTGATCTGGTACGAGCGCAGCCCGGGGTTGTCGCGTACGTAGTTGAACGTGTCACGGGTTACGTTGTTGGTGATGGCAAAAAGTTTCTTTGTCATGGTTGCTTTCTCCTTTGGGTGTGGTGATGGTGTATCGTCTTTCGACCACTCGTCGAAGACTTTGGTGAGTTCTGTCTGTAAGTCAGGCATTTGCTTTCTCCTTTTTACGAATGATGCTCGACAACCCGTAGGTTGTCAAGCGTTGGACATTATTACATTTCTGTGCACGCCTCGTCAAAGAGCGTAGCAAGCGTTGTGTGTGGGCCATAGGTCTTGAGCGCATCGAGTGCGTCATCGAGGATGGCATGGTCTTTGAGGCGGCTTGCACGTACGAACCTACGCGCAAGCTCGGTGTCCTCGGGGTACACCGACTCACAGATGAGCTCGACCAACCAGCCGGGGTAGCCAGCCTTGGCGTCTTGAATGGCCTCGTACACATCCTGCGTCTCGTCAGCGTCCACGTACCTGATCTCGTACGTGTCGTCGTCAAACTGCCAGTTTGAGAAAGAAGGACTGACACTAGTCGAAGAGGGCACCCGGTAGTAGTCCTCCCACTGGCTGGCCAGCAGGCTCTCGTAGGCCATCGGGTCACGGGATGTGGGCAGCTCGTCCCATGCAATCTGCACCACGCGCTCAGCCAACGCCATGAAGTGGTAGATGTCGAGCGACTCCTTGTCCGAGTGCTCGTGGTCATAGCCAACGCTGATGTTGGTGCACTCAGGGATGATGCCCGTGAACTCCGCCGTATCGGTATAAACCCCAGTATTGTCAGGCAGGTACATGAGGCGGTCGTCCCGGTTGAGCGCGTCAGCAAGCGCATCGGCAAACGCATCGGAGCAGCAGCGGCCATAGCCCTGATGTGTGATGACCGAGTCGATACCCCGGCGGTCGAACGCAATGGCTCGGTCGAACTGCTTGAGCAGGTCAGCATGGTCGTCAGCCAAGTGCTTGGCCCCGATGCCGCCGCGCTCCTCACCCTGCGTGAAGATGTAGTACCCGGGCACACCGCTGTGCAGCAGGTGCATGAGCATGGCACAGCCAGCGCCATCGTCCGCACCGAGCGGCGCATCCTTGGCGAACCATCTGCCGTGGGCCTTGATGAACTTGTTGGCGCCATCAGCGTGGTGCACAGTATCAACGTGAGCGACAAACAGCGTGCGGTTCTTGGGGCCGTTGCGGGCGTCAATATGCACGTTGCCAGCGGCGTCGATGGTTAGGTCGAGATGGCGTGGTGTGTTGTCGCACAGCCAGCCAGTAAAGAGGGCAGCACCCTCGCCGTTGTGCGGGCGCTTGAGTGACAAGGCACGGCACAGAGTCTTGTAGAGAATGGATTGTTTACGCATGGGAATTACTCCTCATTGTTGAACAGCTCGTCTTGAGCAGGGGTGTGGTCTGGGTGATAGCGGCAGTCGTCGATGATCACAGGCTCGGT